GGAAATAAGCAAGAAACTAGACTAAAAAGGAGGATACTATGGAGATAATTAGAGACCCAGTAACAGGCATTGGAATGAGAGTTAATGCAGAAGGCTTGGCACAGGTTGAAAGTGTAGAGCGTAATGAGCAGATGCACGCTGCCCTTGTTCATCAGAGAGCCTTCACTATGGACATTGACGGTGTAGCTGTATCTAGCTCCTACTACATAGTAGCCATCAAGAATACAGATGATGCCAAGCTGGTAATTGATAAGGTGATTCTATGGGTAGTAACATTCAAGGCTGAGTCGATAGTAGAAGCCAGTGTTGGTGGAACTTTCATCTACGCTGCTGGCGGAACAGCAGTAGTTCCTTCCAATGTAGATGCTGAAAGTGGTAAGGCTGGCACTGGTAGCTTCTATGTCAATGATGGTGCTGCTACTGATATATCTACCATCGTGGCGGGAGATATCACTGGTAGGTTCTTATTTGATACTAAGCCTCTCGTGTGGGAGAAGCTATCTGGTTGGGTACTGCCAAAGAATAGTTGCTTCTTCCTAAAGCATGATGTTGCTAACGATAACACCTTTCATGGCTATATCTCAATGCACTATGAGGATTAAGCTATGCTAGGATTTAGCCTAAGAGATGCAGTTGATAAGGTAGCTGTCAAGTGCTTCAAGACAGCATTTGGCAGGATGCTTGGTACTACTACTTACCAGAAGGAGCGTAGTGTATTCAAGGCTGTTAGCTGGTCTACAGCTCAAGTAGCTGAAACTGCTCTAGTAGATTCTAGAGGCAATGGCAGTATAGAGATAACTGACCTAGTTATCACAACTGACAAGGTTAATCTAGGTACTGTAGTCTTACACTGGGATGATGGTACTAATGAGGAGACGGTAATAACCACTAGCCTATCTGACTTACCTATCCGTCTCAATATGCACTTTGCTGGAAAGGTGCAGGGCTGGCAGGGAGCATCACTGTACTATACAGTAGCAGGAGCTAACAGCACAGGTGCTATAACAGTAGTATATATTAGACATAACAAGGCTAACTCACTCCCTTATGCTGAGTGGAACGCAAGGAGGTAGACTATGAGCAAAACAGCATTACAGATAAGGGCTGACCTTAGGATAGACTTAAAAGATAGTGGAGCTTTGTGGTCAGATGCTGAACTGAACCGCTGCATTGAGAGGTCAGTAGCTGACTTCAATCGCTACCTACCAGATGAAAAGGTTTATGAGGACTCACTGCAGTTTGCTGTGACTGGAGAGCCAGTAAAATTTCCTAGTGCTGCTAATGCTGCTGCAGTTGTTAATGCTCAGTCTATTGATGTACCAGCTGGAAGCTTACTGACCATCTCAGGACAACCAGATGTTCCTAGAACTCTGATAATCACTATTGTTGATGCTGATGATAGCACTTATGGTGCTACCTTCATAATCAGAGGCACTGATAAGGATGAGCAGTATCAGGAGGAGATATTCCACTACACCAGAGGAGATAGCAAGACTATTCCAGGCAAGAAAGAGTTCAAGAATGTGTATGAGGTAGAGCTAAATCAGGACTACGGCTCTCATGCTCTAGATACTGCATCAGTTGGTTATGGACTTTACACTGATGCCTGGATATATCTAGCTAACAGTCCAATCAAGAAAGGTAGTGAGAGTGCTACCGATGCTGACAGCGCTGCTATAGTTCGTAATACTGACTTCTATATAGACTACGCCAATGGTAGAGTGAAGGCTATTGCTAGCGCTAAAATAGCTGCTGAGGAAACTTGTACCTTTGCTTATAAGAAGTCTCAGATTGGCATAGACCTTAGCGATTTGCATGGACTGATTAGGGTTCAGAGAGTGGAGTATCCTGTAGGTCAGGTACCTCAGAACTTTGTTCAGTTTGATACGTTTGGCAAGTATGTTGTAGTAACTGGAAGTGGAGAGAGTGAAGAGCAAATGCAGATGGTTGAGGATGAGCAGTATAGGTTATACTATGATGCTAAGCACCATCAGCCTGGAGAGATGTCTCCTGGTACTATACCAGAATTTCTAGAAAGTACAGTAGAAACAATGACAGGAGCGTATGCACTATATATCTATGCACTGAAGATGGAACATCAGGCAGTAACTGATATGGCTTCTGCTAGGTTAGCTCTAATAGCTGCTGCATCAGATGAGGAAGATGGTGCTCATAAGACATTTACTACTGCTTTAACTAACCTTGCAAAGTATCTGGATACTAACACTGTTGAAGAAGCTGATGAAGATGCTGCTGGCATACTGGCACTTATAACCACTGACATAGCTGAGCTGAGAACTGCTATAGAAACTGCACTCAGTGGTACAGTTGGAGTGGAAGGTATGAACCCTTACCTAGACCAGGTAGGTAAGGCGACTTCTGGAGATATAGCTCTAGCAGATGCAGTCAAGGCTCTCTATATGGGCACTCCAAACTATGTAAATGGCGGTACTGCTCCTGATATTAAAGCTTATCTGGATACTGGCGATGCTCTACTGAACGAGGTAGCCAAAGGTGGTGAAGGTCAGGATGTACCTAGAGCGTACAGAGAATATGCTCAGGCTGTCAAGGATTCATTGGTAGCAGCCTTTGAGAATGACCGAGCTATGTATCTGCAAAACGCTACTGCCAGAACTAATGCTGCTATGGGCTATGCTAACGAGGTAGCTCAAAGGCTTAGTAATCTGCGGAGTTACATAGAGCAGTCAGCAAGTTATATAGCAATATCTAACGCTTTTGGAGTTGAGGCTGAGCATAGAGCTGCGGACATAGTAGCCTACCTACAGGAGGGTGCTCAGTACTTTGGAGCTGCCGCTAATGATACTGCTCTGGCTGAAAGATTCAGAGCCGAGGCTGATGAGCGTAGGAATGAAGTGTATAGTATCTGGCGAGACCGCAGGCAATACATTGGCGACTTTACAGCTGGTTCAATGAGGCAGATGCCTTAATATGAGTAGGATGCCATTCTACAACAGTATGGAGATGTACAAGATGAAGTTCAGTTGGAAGCACTGGCTTGGATTTGACTTGTATAAGAAGCTATGGAGTCTGATAGGCAAGCGACCCTGGACTTACATCTATCGTGATGTCTGGCATAAGTTAGAGTGGTTTCCGCAGATGCAGTGGCTGTTCACTGGTATTCTGATATACTACTTCTTTGGCTGGCACGGAGTGTTAGGGTTCTGTGTGGTGTATACTTACGGCTATATCAATGGTCATTTCTTCTGGGGTAAGAGGTACATACCTGGGCAGCAGGGAAATTAGAGGGTAGGGACTCGTAGCAGTCTTTTGATATGCTGCGAGCACCTCCAGGGGGCAGTTGAAAGGCTAGTTGCCGAGCTGAGTAGACTGCCCAGCTTCATGCCTATCTCCAGTCCTTCCCTTCCTGCTCAATCGTTATAGATGTTAAACCAGTTCCAATGGATTAGATTCCAGAGGAACTCACAATGGCAGAATATCCAGAAGTCTAGTCTTTGCCAGAAACCGTGAGGCATTAGAGCATATACACATTCTTCATCAGTCATCTTACTTATGCTTATCTGGTCTTCTAGCGTTGGTCTTTCCATCACTCCCACCTTAGTGTCTGTTTTACTTCAAACGGTATCCTGAAGCCTGGTATATTCTCTATCTCTTCAACTGGCAACTCTACATCTCCATCAAATGTTAGACTGTCATGTACTGATGCTGCCATTATTGGAGGACCTAGCCCTCTATTGCGACATAATATAATAGCCCTCTTCATCACCTCACCATCACTACCTAATACAGGATAGTTAATTGCCTTCCTCTCCATTCCATCTCTGTTCAGTGCACCCCAGCGGTTGAACTCCTCAGGTATGTGAATCCTCCTGCCGAACAGCGTAGGCAAAGCCCATCCATCTCTCCATCCTTCTCTTCTTGCATTAGTAATCCAGTCCGCTGCTCCTCTATAGGTCCTAAACCAATCATCAATGAGTCTCTGGCAGCGGTTTATATCTTTAATCTTTGCCTGCTCAGACACCGTCTTTGCAGTAGCGCCATATGCTACTGCATAGTTTAGGGTTCTGGCTAGTGGTCGCATTATGTTCATCTTGGCTGCAGTGTGCTTGTGAATGTCATTCTTCTTTGGGTCTGGGTCATAGAGAACTCTCATCAAGTCTCTATCTTGTGTCATGTTGGCTAGAATATACATATGCTCCTTGCCATAGTCACCAGTTGTAAAGCAACCGTTATCAGGTAGGAATATATGCCTACAGTCTACAGGAATGTTTTGTATGTTTCTGTTCCTACTGTTCAGTCTTCCGACAACTGTGTCCAAATAGTATTCTGTATAAAACCTGTCATCGCCCTTGATGGGACTTATGTACGTACTGAGCAGTTTTGACTTATGTCGCCAACCTAATGTAGCAGCTGCCATAGGGTCGTCTAGGAATTCCAAGTCAGCCTCTCTGGTAGATAATTGCTTCTTGCTTCTGGTCAATGGCAGGAAGTTACCTCTCTTGCCTAGCATATATCCTATCTGCTGGGTGCTACCAGGCTTCTCAACTCCATACACACCTAGCTGCTTGCGATAGAACTCTACGTCATCTTCCAGCTTAGCCTCTAGCTCTGCTCTTGCCCTCTGGTCTATAGCCAATCC